ATTCCAGTAGTAGTCGCCGACGTATGGAATGGTGGTGGTGGTAACGATGCAGGTGGTGGGGATGACCCATTGGCAGAATCCTTTTCGATTGATTCTTCTGTAGGAGCATTTATTACAGCTATCGACTTGTTTTTCGGAACTACTGCCACTGTAAACACTTCTCCGGTCACTGTTCATATTCGTACTGTCGATAATGGTTACCCAACATCTACCAGCATTGCGAAGGCGACTTTACAAGCATCCAGTATCAATCAATCGGAAAATGGTTCTGTCGCAACGAAGTTTGCTTTTAGTACACCCGTATTTCTAGAAGGAAATAAGGAATATGCATTCGTTGTTAAGACTGATTCTGAAGTTTTGACACTGTGGACTGCTACTCTCGGTGCTAAGGCATATCAGCCTACTGATACGACAGACGCAACTGGACAGTATATCACTAAGCAGACCTACCTAGGTAGTATGTTCAGGTCGCAGAATGATAGAACTTGGACTGCCGAACAATCCTCGGATATTAAGTTTACACTATACCGCGCAGATTTTGTGTCGAGTGGTGTTGTAACCCTATCGAATATCGTACCATCATGGGACGTTGGTAGTCCATACAAAGAATCATTGCACAACCCATTGTCGTTTGTAAGTGGTTCTACTACAGTAACGGTCAAGCATCATAATCATGGATTCGGTACTTCCGATTCCGTGACATTGACTGGAATGACTTCTGGCACAATCGCCGGGATTCCTTTTGGTGAAGTGTTTGGTGTTGCTAAGTTGGTAACTCGCATCGACACAGACTCATACACCATTCAGACCACAACTGCGGCAACTTCCACTATCACAACTGGTGGTGAAATTTCCGCAACGGCATCCGTAATGTTTGGTGAGGCAATGCTAAGTGCCAATGACGTTATTCCTGCCGGAACCGCATTGCGCTATGGTATTTCTACAAAGGTTAAAGGTGGCACTCAACAGGTAGCAGTAAATGCAGTCAATAAGTCAGTGACTAAGTTTAATTCCGTTCGCCATACAAATGCTTCTGGCGATGGTTTGCTAAATGTTTCCGCAACCCTATCTACATCAAATTCATACGTGTCGCCAATGATCGACCTGTATGGCACCGGTGTGGTTTGCATTGCTAATCGCGTAAACGGCACTTCCGTTCCATCCGTGGCGACCTATGTGCAAAAGCCTATTACCTTGAAGAATGCTGCAAGTGAGTTCATTACCTATATGGATGTGAACCGACCAGCCGGAGCAATCGTTGATGTGTATTACCGAGTATCTCAGGATAACGTGGCAACTTCACCTTGGGTTATAGCCGCTGCATCTGGTTCTCAAGGGTATGCCTCTAGCGATAGCGAATTCATTGAGTATAAATTCGTACCATCTGCACCAACAGGAGACTTTTTTGTTATTCAAATCAAGATTGAAATGAAATCCGACAATATGGCAACTGTCCCTCGGTGTAAAGCCCTACGAACTATTACTCTAAAATCATGATAAAGGTAAAAGACAATCTATCGTTTTCTAGAACAGAAGGCGGTAGTATTGTAAATAATGATGTAAGTTCTTACGAATCGTTTGTGGCTCAAAGAAACGAAACGAAAAGATTATCAGAAAAGGTGGCATCTTTGGAAAGTAAACTAGATGCCATTTTAGAAATATTAGGAAACCAAAATGGCACAAATTGATAATACGGTACTGACCGACACGTTCTCTAAATTCGTAGCTGATCACAATGCAGTAAAGAATCGTCTAGGACTTGGTGTAAATAATGGCGAAACTACATCATTGGGAACCCTTGCTCTCTTTAATAGAACCTTAAATACATCAGTAACAATTGATGCTAATACTGGTGCGATTGGTGCAGATACAGTTGTACCATTGGGAGTCACTCTAACCGTTGATGGTACGTTAGTTATTCTTTAAGGACATAGAAAATGGCACAAATTTACCCAAAAGCAAAGTCTGAATTTTTGAAAGCAGCTTTGAATCTCACTTCTGCTACTGTAAGTGCGGTTTTGCTAAAGAACACTTACACATACTCCGCCGCACATACAAGCGTGTCTGGTAGTATTGGAGCGACATTTCAAGCGAGTACGCCGGTGACTCTATCTGGAGTTTCTGTTACTGCCGATGGAGTATTCGATGCAGCCGACCCAACATTCTTGGCGGTTGCTTCTGGTTCTACCGTAAATGCCATGCTAATCTATTCTGGTGATATTCCAATCGCCTACTTAGATTCTGGTGTCGGTGTTCCTTTTGCAACCTCTGGTGCAGACGTTACTATCACATTCTCAAACGGCGCAGATAAGATTTTCCGCCTATAACCATTCCATTACCCTTTGTGGAATTTTATGGGGCTTCGGCCCCTTTTTTGTTGGCTTAAATAATCACAACAAAAGGATTACTACGTGACCGTCAATTCATATTTTACCGACCATGACGTATCGCCCATCGAAGATCAGGCGCTAGTCGAAGACTTGATTATCGAATCAATCCAGATCAAAGGTCGCGACCACAAGTACCTACCAAGGACTTTGACAAACTTTGATAGCTTTCTTGGGGAGGATTCTATCAGTGCATTCAATGGGGTTGCAACTATTGAGATGTACTTGGAAAACGTGAATGCTTGGCAGGACGATGGTTCATTTATGTCCAAGTTTGGCCTAGAGATTCGGGACAGTGCATCACTTGTGTGCTCCATCAAACGGTTTGCCGAAGAAGTCACCACAATGTACCCCTCAGTCATTCGACCAATGGAAGGTGACATTATTGCATTCCCGTCACCAATTGATGCAAGGATGCGATTGTTTGAAATTAGCTATGTAAACCCAGAGCACGTCTTCTACCAAATTGGTAAGAACTATACATACCAGATTAAAGTCAAGAACTTCGAGTTCAATGGTGAATCGTTTACTACTGGCGATACCACAATTGATGCATACGACACTAATAACGCCATTGTGACCGATATAACAGTTAATGCTGGGGTAGGTGCCTATGTCATTGGAGAACAGGTTGGGCAGCTTTCTGGATGGTCTGGTGAGGTCGTATCGTTTGTAGGTAATGAATTGTCTGTGATGAAAGTTCGCGGAGAGTTTAACCATACAGACCCAATTATGGGGAATACATCAGGAACTGTCCGAACCGTGTCGATTGACCCCGGCCCCCATGTAGATGGACTTGATGTTAGTCCTGTAAATAATGATGCCATGCTAAATGACCAAGCAAATATTAACCACAGGGTTTTGGATGGTCTAATCAATTTCTCTGAGAATAACCCATTCTCGGAATAGGATAACTAATGCCAACGATAGCAATTGACAGCATAATTAACACATCTATCGTTAGCTCGGTTAGCACTCGCACGACTTCTTATATTGGTTCGGCAACTAATGCATCTGTAGTAAGTCCTTTTGGTGCGACCATAGTTGCAAGATTTGGTTCAGCAACTAATACATCTTTGTTGAATGCTGTTACTGTATCTAGGCATGAAACATATTCATTAGATTCTATTACTAATACAAGTAGCCTAGGAGATATTCGTAGGCTTGGCGTAATCGGATTTGATAGCATTAGGAATGCTAGTTCATTTGGTCAGTTCTTGGCATCACATAACAATGCAATCGACTTTGTATCAATCATCAATTCATCTTCGGTAGGTAGCATTCAAGCATATTTGCCCAAAGTCGTTGTAGACACATTCAATCCAATTGTTAGGCCTGTAAAGACCATTTCTACCCAAACGACTGGTCTAAGAAAATTTAAGTTTCGTGATATTGCTATAAAAGGTGGTTCTCACCCACTTACAGGAGATTTGTTAACCGTAAGTGATTCTTCCGCAGTAGGCCAGTCTATCCGCAACATTATATTGACAAACCAGACTGAAAGATTTTTCGATCATATTGAATTTGGTGTTGGAATCGAATCTTATCTATTCGACTTGTATGATGATGATTTGGGTAGTAGATTGCATGACCATATTCTGTCACAGGTTGCATACTACGAACCGAGGGCAATCATTATTGATGTTGTAATGCACCCAATATCACACCTTAATGAGTTAGGGATTGATATTACATACAAAATAAAGACAACCGACTATATTGATGTTGTCTCAATCACACTGGAGCGCCGATAATGGATACTTTGCCAATTGCATCACCAGACTATACAAGTCTTACAGCCGACCTTAAAGGGTGGTTGAAATCTAGGCCGGAACTTACTGACTACGATTTTGATGGGTCTGTTCTATCGACATTGGTAGGATTGCTTGGTTACAACACAACCATGAATGCATTTTACTTGAATCAGGTCGCTAATGAAGCATATCTAGAAACTTCTAGCAAGCGACAATCTGCGGTAATGAATGCGCAAGATTTAGGCTACGAAGTGACTAGCAAGCGGGCTGCTGTTGCAACCGTGCGAGTAACATTGACAGAAAGTGTGCCAACTTCAACCACGTTTATTACCATGCCAGCGGATTCTGCTGTCTTTAGTTCTAACGTGAACAATAAGTCTTTTACATTCCGTTCATTGTCTGATGTGTACTTCACAAAGAATACTGCTGGAAAGTTTGTTGCAGAATTCCCAATCTATGAAGGAAAGCAATTTACAAATAGTGTCCCGGTCACCGCAACCATCCGTGATGCTGGATTTGTCATTGAAAATTCTTCTGTAGACACATCCACTATTCGTGTTGTAGTTGGTTCTTCTACTTATGATAAAGCAACCAACATTATAAGCGGTGTTGATGGGACTAGTAAAGTTTTCTTTTTGTCCGATAAGTTTGGTAGCCCCCGCATCTATTTTGGTGATGGAATCATCGGGGTTCGTCCTACCCTTGCCTCGACACTAACCATCAAGTACCTAAAGACCTCTGGTGACCTTGCAAACGGCATTGGGTCGTTTTCTTTTAGTGGTAGCTATGCTGGTATGTCTGCGACCACACAAACCGTTTCTGCGGCCTCTGGTGGGGCTAATGAGGAAACAATCGAGAGTATCAAGTTCAATGCCCCTAAGTGGTTTGAAAGTCAAGGTCGATGTGTCACTGAAGAAGACTATCGCGTCACTATTATCAAGTTATTCCCGAGTGTTTCTGACGTGATTGTTTGGGGTGGAGAAAACAACGACCCACCAGTTTACGGTAGGGTATTCATTGCAATCAAGCCACACAACGGCTACTACTTAACAACTGCCGATAAGTTAAAAATCGAAACGGAATTGTCTAAGTACAATGTGGTGACCGTGTTGCCAAAAGTAGTTGACCCAGAATATTTGTTTGCAGATATTGTTGGTTCGGTTGAGTATAAGCAATCTTCTACACTACTAGATCAAGCAGGTATTGCTGGGTTGGTCAAGACTGCTATCACAAATTATGCTACAACGGAACTTGGAAAATTTGACGCAGACATTCGGTATTCTAGAATTGCGAATGTAATGCTTGGTGCGGATTCATCTATTAACACAGTGAATGCCTCGATGATTCTTTCTAAGTTCATCTTCCCTATTGTAGGTAACTACTCTGATATTTCAGTAGAATTCAAGAATGCTGTAAAAGTCAGTACCCTGAAGTCTTCTAAGTTCACATTCAATTCTTTTACAGAATGCTACTTCACCGACGATGGCCTTGGGAATGTACAAATTTCTGAATACTCTAGTGGCTCTAAGAACATCATCAACCAGTATGCCGGGACAGTTGACTATGCCACCGGTAAAGTAAATATCACCAGAACGTATTTGGTCGCGGTTGATACTAGCCTAAAAGAATCTAATGGGATTGTCTATATGAAATTTGAGGCATCACCCGAGAGTCTGGATATTAACGTAGCACAGAAAAATATTGTTGTGATTGATAAGATTACAATAACCGCCAATAAGGTCTGACCGTGGTAACTAAAGTAAAAGTTTCGGCAGTAGTAGATAAGCAGTTACCGGGTCACTTCATTGAATCCGAAACGGAACTC